GTACTCTTTTCGATCTTTCCAAGGTGTTAGACCGTCAATTGTACATTCGCCACTATCTGGTATAAGAATACCTGATAAAATTTTGATAGTAGTGGATTTTCCCGCACCGTTCGGTGCCGTCCAGTTATAAAGACCATAAATGCAATAGAAAAAGACTAGGTTATCCTAGTCTTTTCTACACTTACTCTACTTCCTCAACAATTTGATTATACCATATTTTGTAAATTATGCAACAAAAAAGACCTAGAGCCTTAAGCTCTAGGTTTATTTTAAATAGTTTTTAGAACAGTAACCAGTCTTACCTTTTAAAGCTCCACTTGTTACTTTTACTAGATACCAGTTATCAGTATAATAACCATACCATTTTACTTTAGTATCTTTAGCCATTGTACCGATTTTAGCTTTATCTTTACCAGCTCCATATCTTAAGTTTAAATCTTCTTTAGTTTTATAAGTCTTGCCTAACGCATATAACACATTATGTTTTTTAGCACTCTCTAACTTAGGTTTACTAGCTGGTTTACTAGTACTAGGTTTAGCAGCTGGTTTATTTTCTACTGGTTTACTATAATCGATATATTTTAATTTACCGTGTTTAGTCCAGTTTCTTTGAGATAGTTTTGTGATTTGCACTTTATTTTTAAACGCTGGGCTAGACTCTACTACCTCACCATTACCGATATAGATACCGATATGTCCTTTTAACCAAACGACCTCACCGTACTCGATATTTTTAAAATTAGTAGACACGTCATTACAATGTTTACTTATCATAGCGTCGGCTCCTACATCTGGTACACCGTTAGAGCAATATTTAGCCCCTCCGTATGATTTAGACTTATCTCCACTCCAGCCCCATAAGATAGCTTTAATTAAACATACACAGTCAAAACCAAAAGTATCACTTGAGGCGTTATTAATCATTTTAGTACGGCTAGATTTTTTGTTATAACTGTGATTAGTAGTATATCTCTTTTTATTCTTAGCATTTAATGGAGCACCGAAACACCCCATAACATATAAAGTCTTATAATTGTTAGCAATATCTAAGGCTTTATTAACAAAATCTTTTACTTTCATAAAATCAACTCCTTAAAAGAAAAGACCCTAAATTACTTAGGGTCGTTTTCGTCTCTTAATTGTTCTAAAATTTCGTGTAGTTTTTTAGGTAGTGGTAAACCCATACCTCCCCAGTTTTCTAGTATAGATATACCCTCGTTAGCTACAAAGAAATATATAACTAGTGTACGTATCACGCCACCGTTACCAGTAATAATATCCAGTTCTACAGCTACCGCTACGATAATAAGATAACCTATTTTTTTAACGATACCTTTAGCCCCTATCATACTATTAACTTTTTTCTTATAGATAGCTTTACATATACCAGTGATATAGTCTAAAACCATAACTATAATTAAAGTCTGTAAAGCTACGTCCCAGCCTCCTAAAATATAAGCTAGACCAGTTAAAACTGAGCCACTAATAAAATTAATTAATGCTTTCATTTTTAACCTCCATAATATAGACTCTATGACGGTAGACTAAAATCTCAGCTACCGTCTTATCGTCCTTAATAATTTTGTACCAAGTCCCCCAGAAACGTATCCATAAATTTTTTAATTTTTTCATATTATCTTTCTTCTATCAGTACGTGTGTATATTCGTTTGTGCCGTGTCCCATTAACACGATATTTCCAGCACCAGTACTATTAACGTAAAAAGCTATCTTAGGACGAGCGTTCATTACTCTAATTGACTTAGCTACTGGGACAGTCGCATTAGCATTACATTGCACGGTACTATCGTGTCCCATAAACATATAAATACCACCAGCGGTAGTAGAACTATCTCTCCACACTTGCATAGTAACTCTTAACGACCTATCGCCACTATAACTAATGGTACCGTCGCTGTTTAGTGTAAATTTATTACCTACGCTAAAAGTCACGTTGTTAAGGACAAGCTGGTTCCACGACCACGCACCGACGTTACTAAAAGTTGCATTACTTTTTATAGTAGCCATAATACAAGACTTACTTCGGTTAGTATTCTCCCACGCTCCCCACGTACCGCCGTCACATTTACGTATATATAAATCAGTAGTACCGTACGGACTAAATAACTGAGTAACGTATCCAGCCTCGTCGTGACGAGGTATGGATACTAAGTGTCCTAAATTAAGATTAGTACTAGGAGTATTAGTTAAGTTATGACCGTATCCAGCTATAAACTTATCTGTATAACTGTTTAAATCTGTTCTACTGATATCTACAGTAAAGCCGTCTACAATATCTTTTAACGGTGTCGTATCGTGGGCGATACTACTTGTATCTAGATATGTATCGTCTTGTAGTTTAATTGATTTAGCCATATTACCACTCCTTTATTACGTCATACATAATTATTTTTTGATTATTTATGTAACACGCTTTCATATTTGTACTTACTAAAAATATACTGACACCGATATCTACTGAGCTAGTATTTAGACCCTCGTCTAATTTATCTGTAGCTTTAACTTCGAAGTCGAACGCCTTACTATTATCTAAAGATAGTATCACGTCGCTACAAGTAAACTTATTGTCTACGACAGTAGTATTTATAGTAGTCCACTCGCTCCAGTTTCCACCAACTTCTCTATAACGATACGATACATTTTGTAGAGCGTTTTTGTCAGTATCGTTTATTATTAATTTTGTTAGAGTACCGTTGACTTTTAATGTAGTCTCATTTTCAAACTTATTTAGTCTTGATACATCTACGTTTACTACTGGCTTAGCATAATCTAAAACAGTTATGTCTTTATAAGCCTCTTTATAATTATCACGGCTATCATAAGCGTTAACTGTTAAACGCTTAGTACCAGCGTTAAGTATAGTACCAACATTAAAAGTAATGTCGCTCTCGCTGTATTGAGCGTTAGCACTTAAGCCGTCCATTGTAGCTATATAACGGCTAGGCTCAGCGTGTTTGGTTGCTACCATTTTATTAGCCGAGCTAATTGTTACATCTACATTAGAAAAGCCTTTAATCAATACTTGGTCGTTACCAGTGATATCTGTACTTTTTGTATTTGTATCTTTATAAGTAAAGTTCTCAAAATCTGGCTCACAGTCACTAGGGTTAGTTTGATAGTAGTTTCCATTGTTTCGAGTTTTGCTTACATTGTTATAAGTAACTTTAATTTTATATATACCAATATTGCTACTTTTTATAGACTCGTATAATTTATCTATAAACGTCTCGCTATTATAACCACTTAAAGTAGTCTTAGCCGTTGTGTCAGTCGCTAACTCCTCGTCGTTACCACCTATAAATGTAACGGATATTAACCTACTTAACGGGTTATAAAAACTTAGTGTTAATAAGTCACCTATCGTAAAGTTAGGACTGTTTGTACAGTGAGGATAATTGTATGTAGTTACACTTAAACTACTACTATCACTGGTTAACTGGCTGTCCTTACGTCTTACACGTGTTTTGATATTATATGTAGTATTAGCACTTAAACCACTAATAGTATAAGTACCACTCTTACCGTCAGCGATATCTATACCAGCCCAGCTACTACCACCATTTTTACTGTAATATAAATAATCACACGTACTGTCACTAGACCAGTTAATATTAACGCTAGTTTCTGTTTTACTAGATAAACTGTGACTTATACTAGCGTAGCGTGGTATTGTTGGTAACTCCCACGAGCCCTCACCAGTAGCATTTATTGTTTTGTAATAAATTGCCATTTCGGCGTAAGCACTAAAAGTTTTATTTCCAGTACTATTATTATGATAGATACGTTTTGTACCGCTCGCTACCTCCGTACCGTTAAATAACTGGATACGGTCAGCTGATGTAAATACAGTATCTCCGTCAATTACAAGTTTATAAGACCCAGCATAATAGTAATTACTAGTACCTCCTCCAGCTCCTTTAAGAGTCCACTTGATATCAGTGTAGCACCCACTAGTACTACTTCCAGTTTTCTCCCAACTAAAAGTTAAATATCGGTTACCATAATCACTAGTATTAAAACTTCCTTTTGTTACTTGAGCCATTAGTTACTCGCCTCCTCTTTTGCCTCTACGAACGCCCAGCCTATTAGCTCGCCACTTCGCATAGGTACAATTTTTATAGGAGACATTTTAAACTCGTCTTTAACCTCAGCCTTAGTCATATAAGTAGTATCTTTATTTAATGTAAATACTTTAGTTATACTACCGTTAATGTTAGAATACCCAGCGAACTCTAAAGGCGACATAATAGTGTAGTCTCCTAAATACACGCTAGATTTAACCAAAACTCCGTTTAGAGTTACATTTACTTGAGTGTTCATTATCTCGCCGTTAGCTTGAGTCCATTTACTAGCATACTCACCAACAGATAACATATTATCTGTAAAAGTAGCCTCACTATTCAAAGAGCCATAAAACTCTACGATATAGTAGGTATCTTTTGGCTGTAAGCCTTTTAATGTGTACTCTTTATAGAAAGCCTCCTCACCACTCGCTAGACTAATTATGTGACTCTCGTTATCGTTATATAACTTAACGTAGCAAGTACCCGTTAGCTTTTTCTTAATACGAGTAGTAAATGAGTAAGTGTTACCTATACTCACTGGTACCTTTTGAGATACGATTTTATTTTCTAATGTAAAAGAGTGACCGCTTAATGCTCCAGCGTTTAACGACTCGCTATTAGATGTCATTACTAAAGCACCCTCAACATAAGGCTCGTAGCTTGTAGCCGTTGCCCCTTTTTCTAACTGGATATTGTATATATCCTCTGGTGTTATACCAGCTGAGTTTTGTAGGTTATACGCTACTTGATTTACGCCCTCTGGTACAGTAAATGTTAAGCTAGATGTAGCTATACAATTTACATACACGTCGTCTTTAAAGAACACAAACCCACTGTCCCAGCTTGTAGGCTGAGTACCATTAAAACTTAAGGTATATGTTTCTCCAGCGATTACGTCTATTTTGTCGACTGTTCTTATGTAATTAACAGAGCTATATTTAGTACCGTCAGCGTAAGCATAGTAACCTTGCTCCATTTTAATGTCAGCTAGGTTTTTACCGCCGTGTGATACCTCCCAGTCGCTAGGTTTATTGTCGTTATCGTATGCGAACATAACAGAGTTTTTAATTAAGTTAGACCCTCCACTATTTTGTACGCTGCTAACTATCTCATTTACATTTTGATAAACTTCTGTAAAGTTTTCATTAATAAGACCGTCCTCTTCGTACATATCACTAACTAAAGACTGGATATACTGTTCTTGTTTATTAACCAGTATCTCAGTATTTTTAATACGTTTATCTAACTTAGTAGCGTATTGATACTGAGACTGTGTTTTAGTCTCGGCTGTAGTTTTTAACACCTCTTTTAAAGAGCCGTCCATAGTTATACTGTAATTAAATAAAGACGTATTAAATACGTCTCCAATGTCATTAACTATATTAAAATTATCGCCGATTTCAAACCAACCTAGACCCTCGGTAGTAGTTTCAAAAGGATAATAACTAACACCTTTTAAAGCATTATAAATAGGAGTTATAGCGTCCTCACGGTTTTTATCGATTATCTCGTTATTAGAGATACGATATTCTGTTAAACCATTAAGAGCAATACTCTCGTCGTCTTTTAAGAAAACATCTTCACCCACTATAGGGTCACGTCCTAAAACCACGCTATTTATCTCACCGTATTTAGGCTCTAATTTTAGTTTTATCATATTGTCATAAGTTAAACTCTCTCCAGTGTCCGTAAGAGGTTTAAAATATATTTTATCGTCGTTACTGATAATACAAGTAGTACCAGTAGCTTGAGCAATTTGTTGGAATATATCACGATAAGTTATACCCTCGATATTCTCCCATAACTCTTGGTTTATTAACCAGTCGTTATTAGTTATAAAATTCTCGTTACCTAGCTCTAGATTACACTCATTACATAATAATTTAGTGTACTCATATAAGCCTATTGGATACTCGATATTTAAGACTTGGTATTTAGTCATTGTATTTATCATTTTGTCGTAACCTACAATAGTAGTTACTCCAGTATCCTTAACGGTTGTAATTTCGCTAATTAAAAAAGAGCCATAATCTAGGTACTCATAGGCACCCGTTGGAAGTTTAACACCATAACCAACGTGTACCCACTGACCTAGTAAATTATGTTCTCCAATGTACTTAGCCTCTAATTTTCTCATAGCGGTCTTACACAAACCACTATCGCAGCTAACTTTAAAAGATATTAAATCGTCCTCACTTCTTATACTGATATCACCAGTTAAATACGCTTGTAACTCTTTAATATCTCTTGTCATAGCCGTTTTAAAATCATTACTAATAGATAACATAAATTAGTACCTCCTTTTTGACACTGGTACTAAACTAACCTCAAACGGTTTATATCTACCTTTATTTTTACTATCTAGTTCTACATCATAATCACCAGCGTAGTATTTAGTACTTACTATTTCTTGTAGTCTTACATCAAACCAAGTAACCGTAAAATAGTCACGGTCTAATAACTCTGTTATTTGAGCCATTTGTTCTTGAGTCGTATAGTTTACTTGCATAGTAATTTTAGGATAGATACCTATAAGAGTAGCTCTTACATCTCCGTTCATATTACGCTGAGCGTCTTTCCATAGCTTAGCTCTTTGTACTTTATAAGTAACTAAGTGAGGTAGGCTCACTCCGTCAATTTTTACTAAATCTCCAGTATAAATCATTAAGCGAACACCTCCCCATTAGTTTCAAAGTTTTTACTATTTATACCCTCAACTATCTTATCTATGATAGTATCTTCGCCGATATTAACGACTACTCTAACTGGTTGTCCGTCGCCATTTTTAGCGTTAATCTTATCAGCTAATTTATCTAGATATCCTAGATTATTGTCTAAAGGTAAAACAGCCTCTTTACCAGCCTCGCCAATTTGAGCGTAAGTTGGACTAGTTACGATACCACCTTTAGCTAGTTTCTTAATCTTAGGTATCTTTAAGCCTACGTGTTCTCCACCTAGAACTGGTACCCAGTCTGGTACGTCAAAGTCTATTTTATTAATACCAGCTATCATACCGTTAAGTACGTCAATAATTAAGTTAACGACACCTTTAGCGATAGCCTCAAGTTGACCGAAAGTATTAGAGAAAATATCTTTAATTCCACTCCAAGCCTTTTTCCAGTCTCCAGTAAGTACACCAGTGACAAATTTTACCAAACCTTTAGCTATACCTATAAAATAAGTAATTATATCGGCGATTACTCCTATCGCTGTAGAAACGACACCACTGATTAAAGTCCAACACGCACTCCAGCCTGGAGCTAACCATTTAGTTAAAAATTTTAATATAGGTTGTATAAATTTGTTATATATTTCTAATGCACCGTTAACTAATTCTCCTATAAAATCGTATGCCTCCTCTATCATACCTTTTAAGTGATTATCCCATAACCACTCAAAGTCGTCTAAAAATGGCTCGATTATAGGAGTTAAAAGGTTATCCCACAAAGAGTCAAACAAGTCTATCGATTTAAGATTAAACTCACCTATATTATTAAGTAGTCTTTCTCCATGGTCGTCCCAAGTATCTACTAATGTATCTGTGAAGTCACTCCACATACTTGTCATACCCACAGTAGCTGGAGTAAGAGCGTCTTTCCATATTTTGTCAAAAACACCAGTGGTCTTTTCTATAATAGGGTCGCCCCACGTATTGATAGCTCCGTCTAAATCAGTCCAGAACATAGTCCATAATTGGGTTAAATTAGAGAAAATATTAGTTATATTACCCTCGATTTGACCCCAAGTTAGATTTACGTTTTCGCTAAGTGTAGTACCCATAGCAGACCAATATGTCCATAAGAACTCACCAGCTGTAGTCATAGCACCTACAAAGGCTTGTATCGGCTCACTGTTCCATACGTCGATAAGAGTAGTTTTTAAGTTACCAAACATCTCTTGCATACGATTAACTATCTCATTAACTTTGTTATTTAAGCCGTCTAGACCATACTCATACTCACCTAAGTCAAAACCTAAGTCTCCTCCAGTACCGCCTAGACCACCGATACCACCACCGCCAGTACCTCCTCCGCTACCGCTAGAGTCAGTATCTGTAGAGTTATCTTGTAAGACGTTCATTTCGTCAAAACTAGCTAACTGTTTATGTAATTTTTTAGCCTTTTTATTAGCGTCGTCTAAGCCGTCATTTACACCACCTAGACCACCACCTAAGCCCTCAACTCCAGCGTTAATATCACTAAAGCCGTCGCTTAAGTCACCTACAGCACTACTAGAGTCTTTTAACTCGTATCCAAACACTTTAGAGAGTAATTTGGATAATGTGTTTAATGCTATAGTTACTATTTTAGTAAAAGCCGTTAAATAAGGTAAAACGGCTTGTAACATAGGTAGTAATAAGTTACCAAACGCTCTACCTAAAGAGCTAACTTGGTTTTTAAATACTCTTAACTGGTTAGCTGGACTGTCTAGAGTTCTAGCTAGGTCGCCTTGAGCGTTTCCAGTTTGTTGTAATATTGCAACATATCGAGCTAGTACTTTTTGTTGTTGAGTTAACTCACTACCAGTTTTAGCTATACCTTGCTGATATGCTACTTGTTTTATAGTATTTTCGTCTACTAGGATACCTAGAGCCTTAAGTGGCTCAGTCTCACCAGTAAGACCAGCTCTTAATTTATTAAAAGCCTCAGTCGTATCTAAGTTGTAAAAAGACGCCATATCCTCACTTAATAGTGTGATACCTTTAGACATCTTTAGAGCGTTATCTTTTGCTAGACCCATAGATGTAGTCATATTGTAGATAACACCAGTGTTTTTACGCATAGCTACAGCACTAAGCCCTAAAGCGTCGCCGATTTCGTCACTCCACGCTCTAACGTCGTCAGCCATATCACCCATAGATGTCTCGAAAAGGTTGTCACTTTCGATAGCGTCCATACCACTTTTTACAGAGTCGGCGATTACTTTACCAATACCAAGAGCAGCTATACCACCTACTAGACCTTTAAAAGACCCCAACATAGAAGTAGCGGTCTTACTAGTAGATTTTTGTAAGCCATTAATAGTCTTATTAGCATTATTAATTTGGGCTTGTAGATTTTTAGTATTAGCTGTTATCAATACTTGTAACTCGTCGACTGTTACTTTACTCATTTATAACACCTCCCATTTTTATAGTATTGCGACGGGCTTGTCTTTCCATTTCCTCGTCGCTCATAGGCTTTAAGTCGGTGTCGTTTTCAGTAAACGGTTTACGTGGATAATGTTTAGGGTCGTGAAAAGCATAAGCTACATATTTACCTAACATATAGTTAAATAAGTCACGTTCCTTTAATCTGTTTACTTCTTTTTCGTTAAATACTTTGACATACTTAACCCACTGTTTAGGGTTAAGGGACCAGAAGTAAGGGAGGTCTAGACCTATTCTTATAGCGTCCTCCTCTAAATCTCGCCACATATCACCAAAATATTTATGCTCTTCTATAGAGCGTTCTCGATTTTTTCTTTCGCTTGAGCTATTCGTTTCGAATTCACTTCTCTCATTTTCGCTACGTCCAGCTCCCTCGATAAAAAACCGCCGTTACATAAAGCCTCCATAATATCCATAACTAACTCGTCTTTATCGTTCTCAGCTAGATAAGTGTCGATAGTAGAAATAGCTACCGCCTTACTAACACCGTGAGTACCATTTTCGTCGACTAGTCCCTTTTGGATAAATAAAGCTAAGTTACCGATAGTAGTATCAGCGATACAGTTTTCGATAGGTAGCTTTTTTGTTTGTTCAATTTCGTCTACTTTAGTAGCCGTATATTTTAGATTTAATTTCATAATTTTAAATATCCTCCTATTTCATTAGTATTAATCGGCATTGAGACGGTAAATACACCGTCTTTTACTTTGTCGTTGCCGATTTTATGTACAAAAAAAGTGGGAAGTCAGCATAAAACCGACCTCCCACATATTAAATTAAGCCGATTTAGATGTATAAACTGGTTTACCGCTAATACGTAGACTAGCTGTAAAAGTTGCTAAACCGTCTGTAGTTTTTTCTCCGTCTTTAAAAGATTTAACGAACGCACTAAACACCCATTTAGCACCACTTGGATAAGTTACAGTCCATTGTTCAATACTTTGAGACTCAGCAAGAGCTAACATTTTTTCAACATTAGCCTCGTCTTTGATATTTCCAGCGATACTAACTTCTCCAGCGTCTTTAGAGCCAGCTATAAATTCTTTATAGTTGTTTGGGCTATCTAAATCAGTAGCGTCAATTTCTTCACTTTCTACTCCAATTTCACCGATAGATGTTAAGTTAGCTATTTTTAAATCTTCTTGCTCGCTACCACTCTTAGTCTTTGTAAGAGTAGTACCCATTGTACGAGTAGCTTGTTTTAATGTTTCAGCCATATATCTTTACCTCCTTTTAAATTACTTTGGTAAATCTAGTTACTATATGGTATAGATTACCTATATTTGGTACGTCATTAGAAAATGACATCTTGTATAAATTCGACCTCATAGTCTCCTCAACTTGAGATAATACTGTACTAGCTGTCACAGAGTCCTCAGCCCAGATATCAATTTGTACCTCTAAATCTTGACTCAAGATATTATTATCCAAGTCTAGGTTAGGCGAGTTATCATTTACTTTAAATATTAAAGCTGGTAACTCATTAAATACTGGTGGCTGATTTTGTGACACATAATAATTTAATGTTTTCAAACTGTTATAAATATCAGTTTTGGGTAAATACATAACTAGCGACCTCCTTTACAATTTTTACGTAAATTGTTTTTAACTCCGTCTTTTATAAGTTTATCTATGTACTTCTCACTATTTTTTAAAGCTGGATACATATAAGGCTGAGCTTTCATACCAGCCCAGTCTTGTTTATAAGTTAAAGTAAGACCGTCTATATCGTATGGATAGCTACCGTCTCCCTTAACACCAGTACCAAACTCTACGTACATAGCGTACTCTAGGTTGGTGTAGACTCTACCCTCGTAACCCACTTTAGTCTTTTTGACTTTTGGGTGTATACTCTCAGCCAAGTCTCCTTTATCTACTGGAGACAGTGTCTTAGCCTCACTATGTACCCTAGTTGTAGCTTTATTAATAACGTCTTTTAAGTCCATATCACTTATATTATTGAGACGTTTAGTTAATCGGTCTATGTTTTTTATAGTTATTGTTGTTGCCATTTTGTAGCAACGATAAGGACGTGACTATCTCTAATAAAAATATCAGTAACGTTGTAAATTACATCTTGATACTTAATCAAGTCATTAAGTTTTAACAAGTTGTAATTAGTTGTTACTGATATATCTATCTCGTAGTCTAGTCCGTACTCTTCTTGTATTTTTTTACAGTTTGAAAAATTAACATTACATTTAAAATTGTCGATAGCAGCTAAGCCTTTATAATTTACGCCACCCTCGGCGTCAGTGATAACATTAGGTTTTAATACCTCAACTGTCTTGTCATAAAAAGTCTTAGCTATTTCTCTCTTCATTTGATTTGGGATAAACAACTTTAACCCTCCTATATCTACTTAGCAACGGTACAAAACCAGTAAATAACTCCTCGTCACTTACAATAGTAAAGTATCTCGTTACTTCGTTGGCGTATGATATAGACTGTCCGTTATCACTAATAGAAGTAACCACTCTATCAACAGCGGTAGCGTCCGTACTGGCTAACTCCATATCTTTTAGACATTTCTTTAGTCCAGTATTGATAACATTAGATAAAATACGCTCTAAATTAGTAGGTATAGTCTCGCTGTTTAAATAAAGTTTAACTCTATCCAATACCTCACAGATAACAAAGTCTAAAACTTCGTCGTCTACCTCAGTATTGTTAATAATTTTTAAGTATCCTTTAATCTTAGCGATTATTTCGTCCATACTAACACCTCCTTAGTATCGACTGGTTTTATTCTGTTTCAGTTTTCTTAGTTTCTGGTTTACTAGTAGTTTTCTTTTCTTTAACTTCTTCGTAAACTTCTGTATGTTTTTTCATTTGTTCGATAACTGCTTTGTTTGTAACAGTTTCAACAATTCCAGTTTTTTTATTTTTAAATTTCATAATTTCCACCTATAACTTTCTAATATGTATAAATACTACGTTAAATTATTCGTAGTATTTGATTAAGTCTGGCATTACAGCCTTAGTTCCTTTAGAGAAGAATAACTCTAAAGCGATATCGTTTGATAATGGTATTTTTTCAGCGTCATATTCGTCAGTAGTTACTAATTGAGCTACAGCTCCGTTAATCATACAGATAGCTGGTTTAGTTTGTCTATGATTAGAACGGATACGAACTCTATGGAAGAAGTCCTCATTTAAACCAGTTAAACTGTTAGGTACTGAGTCGATATAGTTTTCTAAGTCACTATATACAGCTGGAGTAACAGTTAACTCTAATAAGTCTCTATCAACACCGTCAACCCAGTCATTAACTGTAGTTTCAACAGATAAAATAAGTTCTTCAAGTTTTTCTTGGATAGCTGTTTTTTGAGGAGTGATTTTTGCTCCTTCTTTTTCAGCACAAGCGAAGAACTCAGTATCTAAGTAAGCTATCATACGTTGAATATGATTTGGTTTTCTCTTTTCAGCCATACCAGCTAAGCCGTGTAGTTTAATATCTTTCTTAGCTAATTCTTCTACGATTTCTTTATCTGTATCTACTGATACTGTAACTTTACCATTATTTTTTAAGCTATTACCTTTTCCGCCAGTTCTAGCTGTACCTAAATCTTGTACAGTAGCATTAGCGAAACGGTCAATTTCTACTGTTCCACTAGTAGCGTCTCCACTATAGTTTTTGTTTTTAATTTGTTCACTGATAGCTCCTTTTTGTACAGCCTCAATAACTGAGCCGTATGTTTCAGCTAACTTATCTTTAGTTTCGTCATTAATATAAATATTAAGTGCGTCTTGTCTTGCCATTTTTACATCTCTCCTTTTAATAAATAATTTTTAACGCTAATTAATGCTAATTAACGCTAATTTTTGGCATTAAAAAGCCGACATAATCGTTTTAGACTTGTCGGTTTCTGGTTTATTATTAGAGAAGTCTGTAGGTGGTGTACCTTTTAACTTATCAGTTACACCAGTCTCTACCGATTTATTATAAGTTTTTGCTAGTTTCTCGATATTATCCTTAGTCTTTGACTCGTCTAAATCTACTACAAAGTCCACTAAATCAATAGGGATATTTTTTTGACCTAACAATTCTTGAGCCTTAATTCTATTCTCACGTAAAGTTAATTGCTCCTCACGTGCTTTTAATTCAGCCTCACGTCTTGTTTTAGCCTCTTTTTCTCTCTCTTCTTCGCTTAACTTAGCTTGACGTCTTTCTTCGGCGATAGCCTCAGCAACAGCGTTTTTAACTGTTTCGTCTTGCTTAGCCTTTTCGTCTTTTAAACGTTGGCTAACAATAGTGTTAAGTTCTTCTTGAGAGAACATTTTACCAGCTGGTACCTCTTTATTAGATGTAGTAGCTGTAGCCACATCTTGAGTATTAGTTTTGTTATCTTCCATTTCTTGATAACTCCTCTCTACCGTTTAACGCCCGTCGGCTAGATTTTTTGATATTTATAACCAATGATAGGAATAGGTAAAAGGAAGTGTCCCTCCTTTGTGTGTTTATAGATTATAAATATCGGTGTATGAAAAAAGACGCCATAAGCGTCTTAATTCCAGTGTAGGACTAGCAACAGTAGGCTACTAGTCTCTGGACTTGTTTTAGTACTTTATAAGTACCGTGCGATAGATATAAGGCAACACTTGTATACTAAGGGTCGACCACGCATTGTATACACACCCTATGTTTTATTTAGCTTATTTTGTTAGTCTCGTTAGTGTTATTGAGCTGTCTACAGTTGCTCCAGCGTTTCTGCACCAAAACTAAAACTCATATCTATCTCACGCTACCTATAAGGTAGCTGGCTTTTATATCTCACTAAAGAGTGATTTATCGTTTTAATCTTCTTGTATACTCTTCTTTTATGACAAGTTTACCTTTTTTATTACGTGTACCAGCGTACTCACGCTCAAAAGACTCTAATATATCGTGGATATAACGTATATTTTCAACGTCTAGATGTCCTTTAATATTCTCGTCTATCATTTCACTAGTAATAGCTGTAAACCTATCATAATCGTAGTACTCAATAAGATGTAAATAAGGGTGAGCCGATTTACCACAGAGTATAGCTCCGTTTTGTACTGTTATCGCTCCACCGTGTCGTCTAGGTATAATGAGGTGGTGGTACGTATATATGTCACCTTTTTCTAACGAGTAACCCATAAAGTCGTAACCCAAACGCTTTATACCATACTCGTTTATCATAAGATTTGTAACATATTTCATAATACCGCCTCTATTCTAGGGTCGAGAGGCTCGGTCTTGCACCGAGTATATCTCTATATGTCCACTCGATAAATGAGGAGTCGCCGTCAAGACTCCTCGATATTAAATTATGGGTGTAGTCGCTAAACCTCATATCGACTACGTGTCTCGCTCCAAAAGATTTATAAATAGAAAGGGGTGACCTGTGAATAAACTAACCAAAAACAAAAATCTACTTTAGAAAGGAGTAACAATAGCGAGATTTCCAAAAAACTCATTAGTCCCACATACCAGCTGGATACTGTTCTAGAATATCGTAAAATCTAGGTATCTCAGCTATCGTCTTACCGTTTTTTAAATCGGTAAGAACTTGTATTTTTAAATCTAATAATCTATCACTCTCAATATCAAAGAACTGTAAAAGAGGCTCGTCCACTTGAGTCAGTAGCTCTAATATTTTTAAATGTTTATCTATCATTTATTAGCCTCCTTTAACATCTCCTCGATTAATTTATCTAACTCAGCCACTAATTTTGGTTTATCTTCTTTTAATATCTCGACTAAATCTTGTCGAGTCATTTTTAAGGCTCCGTAGTTAGCTAGTATCTCTTTAGCTTGAGAGTCAATACCACCGTTATCGTAGTACTTACTACCGTGTCCGTACCATACGTCTCGTTTATCTTTAGCTTTACCTTTACTTAATGCGTCGTATATATCCTCTAAACTACTTACGCCGTTATAATTATTACGTATCTCATAGTTTATTAATTCGTCTATCTCACGACTAGTTTTAGACCAGTAGCCACGGTATGTCTTATAACTTATTTCTCCGTCACTAAAACGTTGGTTTAAGTTATCGTATTTATAATTATTTTCTTTAGATATTCGTGTACGGATATCTCTAGCCTCAGTATCGAAACGGTTAAATAACTCTTTAGATTTGTCTCCTATAACACCGTCGTCCTCTAAGATAGCCATTTTTAAACCACTTGAACTGGTACTCATATAATTAGTATTATCAGCACCCTTTAACATAAAGTCCATAACGTGCATATCTTCGTGTAGAGTCGTTTGTACAGCTCCAGCTGGGTTATCCAAGCCATATAGTTTAGGGTTATTTACTTCTAAGTGTGATACCTTACCAGTATATGTATTAACTAATACACTAAAACTCTTTTTACGACTAGTATAATCTATCTCAACCTTATCGATATCTTTAATTTTACCTATAGATTTATATAGTTTAGCTGTAGTTTCGTCACTATCTATTTTATTAAGATAATTAACTAACACCTCAGCGTGTTGTTTATCAGTAGCAGCGTATAACCAGCTATTAGGTAAGTCGTTAAGCTCAAAAATACCCTTTTTAGCCTCGTTTTTAACGCTCTTAGACGCTTTGACTTTTGATTTAACAGACTGTTTATCAGCTCGTTTCTTATTTAAGCCGTTTTTCTCAGCCCACTCTTTATAAGTTATATTATCTATAATCTCGTTTTTACCAGTGATAGGGTTTCTAGCTCGACGTTTTAACTCTTTCTCTGTATCCTCGTCGATATAACCTCTAGTCTTAGACCTACAGTTAGGGTGTAGAGGTGGATAATTCTCACCCTCTACTTTATCTTTGTAAGCGAACTTTTTACCGTCCATATTTTGACATATCTCACTAGTACGATTATCAAGAGTCGCTACAAAAACATAATACTCGACTCCCATTTCTTCGTAAGCCATAGCGTCAGCTTGGTTATGGAAGTGATTTGTCTCTGTTCTTATTAGACGCTCAGCATAATACTGACCTACATTAAAACGGTCTTTGATATCTTTAGTCATTTTCTGTATACTTCTACCGTTTAATAGACCACTTCCAATAATGTCGGCTAAACTATCAGCCAATATATCAGTGTTACCCCATATACGCTGACTGTAGTTTTTACCGCTCCAGCGTTCACTAAGTAGTGATTTTTCTAGATTATCGTCTATTTTACTAAACGAGAAGTTATGACCCGTACCCATTTGAGTATCATAAACAGCTTTATAGTAACTATCGTTTATAACGCCTTTATAAGCCATTGTATGCTCTAATTCTTCTTTAGGGTATATTTGCTTAGCCTTAGCATAAATTTGAGCTTGTATCTTCTCTAAACGGCTTATACGAGCCTTATAGTTACCTTTAATATATTTATCTAAACCTTGACGTTTTAAAGTTTTCCAAACCTTATCAGTTTCTTTAGCACTTAAAAGAGTCTTTAACTTTTGAATATCCAAGCCAGTATCTTTAGAGTAGTTTCTATATACGTCTTGGATATCTTTTTCTATATCTCTAAAAGCCTTTTTATAGATGTCTTTAACACGTTTAATATGCTCCTCGCTCAATTTCTCAGCGTCGGTTAAACGTTGTAAGGCTCTTTTGTCCCAGTATTTAGAGGTTTTATTAGCCATAGACTAACACCTCCTTACTCGGTTTCTTCTTCTTTTTCTACTGGCTCCTCAGTAGGCTTATTAGCGTCAGCTATCTCATTACCAGCGAACATCATATCATAAGGACTCTTAGGTTTACTTTCGTCCTCTTGTTTTTTAGCCTCAATAATGTCGCTAGCGTCTTTAACAAAAGATAATTGACTAATTAATGTCTCAGTATCAATATAATCGCTTAAGTTAGTTATCATTTGCGATATCTCAAAGTCGTTAGACGGTAAGTTACGTTTAAACATAGCGTCTACTTCTTCGATAGGCACTTCACTCATTTTAGAGCTAGTAACTAAGAAGTTATTATATAGTTTAAAACGTTCCATTAAACCTTTTTCCATATAACGCTCTTTATTTTTGATATTTTGTTCAAAAGCAAGTAACTTATATCTAATAGCTACACCGCTTGAGTTACCTACAAAATTAACATCACTCATATTAGGCACCATAGATATTTTATGGATATCGTTTTCGATATTTTGTCTTAATATATCCACGTCGCTCTCTTGTAGAGTCTTAACTAAGTACTCTATTTTACCGTCGACTGGTATATTAGATATCATACGGCTATCTCTTAGCTCGTCAGCTTGCTCACTATCGAAGTCCATACCATACATACATAAAATAGCGTCTACTAATTGCTCTTTATCGTTGATACGGTCACTTTGTAACAAGTTATAAGCGTCTATTAAACTTAATACTGTCTCGAAGTCTCCCAATAATTCTGGGTTATTCTTATAACAGATAATAGGCACATCACCAAAAGCGTGAGGTTTTTCTACTCCCTCTTTTCTAAGTGATTTAGAATAGCTTTTATAATGTACTTCTTTTTCTTTATCTACAAAGATTATGTCCCAGTATTTAAAAGTTTCTCCCTCTTTAATCTCTCTATAAATAAGACCGAAGAGTTTGTTATGTTCTACTGTATCGTCGTATACGATAATACAGTTTTTATTATCTATCTCGCAGCTACGAGGCTCAGCGTCCTCATTAACATATATGTACTCATACTGACAACCAAAAACAGACACGTCTTTAGCTATCTCACTGTCTAAGTCGTTTATAGTTTGTTTCTTATAAGCGTCTAATACAGCCTCGATATCGTGTCCCTCGCTTGCTTGATATTCTACTGGGTTACCAAGTAAATAACCTACATTAGTATCAGTAATATATTTAGCGTGATTTACCATTACTTTATTATTTTTTAATCTATCGTCTTTAAGACGAGTAGTTATATCGTGCTTACCAAGATAATAGTTTTCTAACATCTTGTATCTATCTTTATATTTTTCGTTATAACTAATAACGTCATTTAATATTTGATAAGTTATTTTTGTATCTTTAGGTAAAGTATACATCTTACACCTCCTCTTTATTTTTGTTAAAAATTATAGTCCTATCGGTTTCTTAACCACCGTAGGAGTCTTAGTTCCTTTTATGTAATTATTTAAGCCATAACGTATAGCGTCTATAGTATGGTTAAATGTATCTACTGGCTCATTTATGTACTCACCAGTCTTTTTATCTTTTTTCCACGTGTAATTATCTAACTCCTCGATTACTTTAAAACATCTCTCGTCGATAACTAGCTCGTATTGTTGTATCCATTGGATACCGTGGATAATACTGTCCTTACCTTTAACGGTAGGGTCGATATTGACTCCAGCTGATTTAATCTCGTCTATAGATTTAGGCTCAGCACTATCTCCAAACGATTTATCTTTATGTAGACCGAGGTCTATCATTGTCTCAGCTATCTCGTTATTTTTCATACCTCGCCTTACGTACTCACCAGCGACGTATATCTTTTTATTAACTTGGTCTATAAAGCCCCATACAATAGCTGACGGGTCGTTAATATAACCAAAGTCTAGTCCTATCCAACGTTTTAGACCTTTTATATCGTCCTCACTTACTATCTTGGTACTGTAAGTAGGGAACACTAACTTATCTAAAGTAGCGAACTCTCCTAAACAATAAATACGATAATAAGCTGGGTTACGGTCTTTAAGACGCTCCAGTTCTTGTCTGTACTCGTCGTCTAAGAAGTTATTGTCTAGATAGGTAGTCTTAATAATCTTGACGTTGCTAGGTTGCTCTCTAACAAAGAAATAATCGTAAACCCAGTTCTTTTTAGAAATAGGGTTAAACATTAAATATATCTGTAAGTTAGGTGCCTTAGCTCTTAAACGTAGATTTAACTGAGTAAAGTCGTCCTCAGTTAACTCTGTAGCCTCTTCTATTACGATATCTGTTATACCGTCAATAGATTTGATTTTTTCTGGGTCGTCTAAACCTTTAAACAAAAAAATAGAGCCATTAGGTAGCTCTATCTCGTAGTCACTTCTATTTATTCTACACGCCTCATAATATCCACTAGAGGATAAATGAGATACTATTAAGCTCCATATAGAGTCTTTAATAGTACGCTGTATCTTACGGATAACCAGTACTTTGCGTTTATACTTTAACGCTTTTAGATATATCTTTTGAGTAGCTCCATACGATTTACCACTACCAGCACCGCCATAGTAGACCTCTATACGGTGTGAGTAGTCGTTAATGTTCTCATAGACCCACTCAGTAAATATAGCTGGGTTTAATTGCTTAGCCATTAAATAAACCAGTCCGTATCCACGACTTTAACTTCTCGTTTTTCAACAAAACCACCTTTAGCCTTAGCTAGCAGCTCACTTGCTTTGATACGGTCTTGTAACTTATTGTCCTCGTCGTTAAATGTTTGAGTCCAAAACTCGAAGATATCCTCTAACTCAGCGATAGTATCTTTTTTAATCTCGCTTTGTAGCTCTTTCTTACGAGCCTCAATAACTTCTTTAAATTTAACTGTATTTTGATAACCCATACCTCTAGGGTCACCCTTATAACCAGCTCTAACAGTAGCCTCTGTAGGACTACCAGTTTTAATATACTCGTCTATCCAGATTTGTTGGCGTGGTGACAGTGGGTCTCCTACTTTGTATGGCTTTACTTGTTTATAACCCATAGTACCCACCTCCTTTTATATTATTCAGCTTTTTTACTTGCTGGTTTATTGTCTTTAACTACAATTTGGTATTTAGTACCGTAAAGAGTTATAAATATTTCACCTTTAGTATTTGGTGTAACTTCGATTACTTGCATATCCAAGCCCTCCTTTAAAATCTGTCCATATTAGCAAGAGCGAACACGATAAACGTAAAGGTACAAACTCCTATCAACGATAATAGGACTCCAATAACATTTATCATATTAACTCCTCCTAACATAGAAAAAAAGGACACTCGCTAACTGGAGTATCCTCAACATACATCTTTACATAATACATAATACTATATAATTTACTGTACTTTCACTACACTTTTATTAGTTTTTTGAAAATTTTGAAAAGAAAAACTTGACAATAGGTCATACCTATGTTATAATTATATTAAGAAAGGAGGAAAAGTAATGATAAGAATTAAAAAAGTCGATATGGCTCTTGAGACAGCATACCGACTATACGAGTTAGGAATATCAGTTATCTATGATAACGGCGATATCCTATTAGTGAGAGAGGGTTAAGCCCTCCTCACTAACCATTATATAATAAAAGAAAAATAAAATCAATTTTAGGAGTGAAAATTATGGAAAAAGAAACAAGAGTTACAGCTTATGTAACAGATATTACTACATTAACTATACACGGGGAATTAGACGCTGATAAATACGCTGACGGCTGGTTAGCATTATGTAACAATAAAAGAGAAAATAAGGAGTTCTTAGAATTACGTAACTACTACGACTCTAACAATATCACAGCTGTTATAGATGTTACTGATACTATTGATAAGGACGATACTGTAGAACACTTTAAACAATTCTTTAATAGTTGGGGCGTAGATGTTAAACGAGTGGCTATCGACCAAGCTAAAAAATACACTATAGAAGAGTACCAACTAAACGAAGATAAACCAGTTTACTTGGAGTTGAGCGAGTAATGGCAAAACCAAACACTCTAGCTCAAGCTAAATATGATAAAGAGAATGTCGTAAGATATTCTCTTAAACTTAACAAAAATACCGACAAAGATGTCATAGAACTCATAGAGTCTACAGCTAAACGCTTAGGAGTCAGTAAACAAGTAGCAATTAAACAATTAATAAAAAACGAGGCTTAGCCCTCGTTTTTATATTTGCCGATTTTACGGATATCTCTTTTTATCTTCTTATAATGGTATTTCCATATCGTCTGTACGTCTTTGGCGTATCGTTCAGCGGTCAATTCTACAGCTCGAGTCACGTTAGAGCCATTTACAACTATCTCATAATACAAAAAGTACTCGATACCCTCCATACTAGCGAGAGTCGTAGTCATTTCGTCGATAGTAGCCTCCAGTCTTGTTATCTTACCACGTAAAGACTCTATCTCCTCAGCTAGACTCTTACCAGTACCGATATCTACACAGTGTAACTCGTGCAAGTAGTCAGCCATTTTATCGTTATTAGTCTTACTTGAGCTAACGCTTACCTCTTTAGGTTTAGATGTGATAGGGAAGTAGTCACAATATAGTTTTTGTTGCCTATCTATAAGTAAATTAAACCTATTTTTAGCCATTTCTAGCTCACATTTAGTATTAGTATAAGTTTGTATAGCAAACATCTAAAAACCTCCCTAAACGTCCTTATTTAGCTCTGTAGTGTCGTTTTTAATCTCAATAATATCACCGTCAACTTTTTTAGCTAAGACCTCGGCTGTATTCTCAGTAAAACCAGTCATAACCTCATTAGATAAAACGATAGTATCAATATTAATTTTTCTATCAGCTGTAGGTGTCCAGTCATAGTCCTTAACATAAAACTTACCTACTTTAACCACATAATTCATTAAGTCAGCCTCCCTACTTTAATATCATTAAAATTTAACTTTTTGGCGTCCCTTTTTAATCTTACAAAGATAGGTACTGGTATCGGTCTTAGTATGCTTAATTCATGTCTAACGGGGTCATACTCTAAGAAGTAAGCTCTATACTCCCATTTCAATTTACTTAATAACTTATGTCTCTTAAGTCTTTCTATTAATTCTTTTTTACTCATTAACTAAACACCTCGTCAACCACCCAGTAATTATCATTAACTATCTTGTTAATTTGTTCCCAGTCGTAACACTCTTTATAACAGTACACCCACTCACCGTGGATAAACTCATACACATTATATAGAGTATAACGACTATACCTTTTTACTTCTTCTAGTTTTAAAGTGATATTATGTCCACTCACTCTTTTTTTAATTTTCATATTTACCTACTTTCCATAATATCAACCAAAACCCAACCTTATTTAATTCCAAACAATTTTCTTAAAAAATCTAGTACACCCTCACACATATCACTGATAGGTGTAAAAGGCTCGTCTGTTTTTATTCTATGTAACTGTCTATCAGCCTTAGACTGGAATACTCTTTTAATCTCACGCTGCTTAATATCATTAGCACATCTAAACTGATACATTATAAACTCCACGTCTCCCATTTCTTCTATAACGTGATTAATGTCACCATTACCAGCCTCGAACTCTAAGACAGCCTCAATAAACTCATAGACCTCCTCGCTTAATTTCTTAAGTTGATTTTTATAACCATAGTGATTATATATTTCTAATGCTTTATCTCTCATTAACCCTCCAATAGTTCTACATCTTTATATACTACAAAGATTTTAGTATCTCCTAAATGATTTTTATAATAGAACTCAGTACGGTCGTCATAATCAACAACCATATCAAAAACATAACCTTTAGGTAATTTCATTCTTTACCTCTTACTAAATAACCTACTCCATATAATGTGATATTTCTTAATTCTAATTCTTTCAATATATCTGTTTCTAAATAAAATGTTCCCATTGTATATATGGTACAATTTTTTCTTCCAGTCATTGCTTGGAGTAGTTCTTTAATGCTTTTACAAGGATTTAATTGACTTCCTAATGCATATATTTTCATTCTTTACCTCTTTCTAGTATTTCCATTTTTGTTTGAACTTCTATAAGTGTTTTTGCTGAATTATCTTCTAATCTATAACATAACTCATCATCACTTAACCATTTTCTATCATAGTGTTTGTTCTTTTCTTCTTCTAACCACTTTTTTAATTCATCTCTATTTGTTTCTAGTTGGCTTACTTTTTCTTGTGATTTACGCCATAGTTCACTCATTTTTAGATTTTCTTCTAGTTCGTTTTTGTAATCTTCTTCTAGTTGTTTAATCTTATATGCTAGTTTATTATATTCACCTATCAATTGATTAACATGACTAAAACCATTTATAAGTAACACTTCGTCACTTGTTTTATCTGGAAACCCATATAAATATACATCTTTACTCATTATTTACCTCGTAACTTATTTACCGCTTTAATTAGTTTGTTTATTCTATCTTCTATTTGCCCTAAGTTCCAGTCCTCAGTTCTTTGAGCGTCTAATATTATTTCTTTTATCTCTTTATCTTCTTCGAATAATTTTTCTACTTCTTTATCTATACATTCACATCTATCTTCTATTATTTCTACATCATTATTTAATTCACCAAACTCGTTTATTTGTTCTAAAAGTCCTAAATAAAAATGAGGGAAAAAGCTATTATTATGATATAAATTATATTCTTCACCCATATATTTTATTTTTTTAGGTAATGTGTCGTCATGTTCAACACATCTTTTTAATAAATCAATTATTTTTATTTTCATATATCCTCCATTAATTTTTGTTACACTTTGTTACACTTTAAAATTAAAAGTGTAACAGCTCAAAGTCCCATAAACACTGGGCTCGCTCGATTTTGTTACAGTGTTACACTTTTTTGGCTTATTCTTTTATTTTTTTCTATATATTTTTATATATTTTTATTTAATTTTTTTAATTTATATAAGAAAAAAGTGTAACAGTGTAACATTTAGCCTCAAACCTAGGTAAACACTGGGCTCGCACTGTTACACTTTGCTCAAAAAAAGTGTAACAAAGTGTAACATTTGGGCTTAAAAGTGTAACATTTAGCTATTTTTTAGCTTTTTGGTAGACACTTCTGTCTACCAGTTTTAGTAGACACTTCCGTCTACTAACCACAGTATTTTTTATAAATTTCGTAACGGCTCATACTATCAATTATCTTGTAATAATACGACCTATGTATGTTACATAACTTACAAAAACTACTAACAGACATATAGTCTAATAACATTTTAATCTCTTCGTTATATAGTATTTCTAATGCCTCGTACTTATCCATATTACTCACCTTTATCTTTTAACTTAACTACAAAAGACACATCTCTCGGTAAATTATCAAACCTAACTTTACAGCCACATACAGCTATTAAGTCTCCAGTTAGTCTCAAGTGAACGTCTACTAAGCCCTCGTTTATTACGACCTCTAACATTTCTCGGTCATAATACATAACCATACGTTCTATAGCTTTATCTAATAAGCTCATATAGTCGCTAGTTTCTTCGATATCGCTTAAATCTATATCAAAAGTTTTAGCTAATCTTTGCATTATCTACACCTCCATTTTAGTTATGACTCTTACTGTCTTACCCATAAGTCTAGTAACTTTTGTATCGTAGCCTAAACTCTTAAGTCGTCTACTAAACTTAGTACGGCTAAGAGCTTTAAGGTTAGCGTCCTCACAGTACTCCTCGTATGCCTCATACACAGTAGTAACTGGGTTATTATTGATATCTGGGTACTCATTTAAGTAAGCCATAACACTATCGTTATCTAGATAATATTGTTTAGTAGCTCCAGAGATAGTCTCACTCTCGCTCATTTCCAGTTTGTTATCTAAGATACGCTTGATACCTTTTAGTCCAAGATTTAATAGATAACTCTTAGCTGTATCGCTACTTAGCAGCTCGTCTAGATTATATTTTCTTTGTTTAACTTTATTTTCAAACGGTATGATAACAAGACGTCGACCAATACCGTCGCTCTTATCTTTAAAAACTGGTGGCTCGTTAGCTGTAAATATCAGCGTCGCTGTGTTCTTAAGAGTGATAGGTTGGCTGTAGATAGCTCTAGCTCCTACAGTGTTACCACTCGCCATAGTTTTTAAATTTTTCGATTTTTCTAAATATATAGCGTCTACGTCGTCGGCTACGTTAACTACTTTACCTATTAAAGATATAAGACTGGTACCGTCGTCAAAATTAGCTATGTCTACGTGGCTGGATAACTCACCAGTCCATTTAGTTATCATTTCTACAAAAGTAGATTTACCATTAGCACCGCTCCCAGTTAAGAAAAATATCTTATGAGGGAAACGGTCTACAAGTAAGATGTGACCTAAAATCTCCTCGATAACTGTCCTCATATCCTCTCTACCACAGCAGATAAAGTCTAAGAACTTGTCGACGTGCTCGTCGTAAGCCTCGCTATTATAACTGACGTCTAGATAGAACGGTGTAAAGCCACAGTTATACTCTACTACTGTATTTTCTTCTATCACGCCATTACGTAGCTTAACTTTAAATTTTTGTTTAGGGTCGATTAATTCAGCATAGATATATAACTGAGCGTCCAGCTCTGTCATTTGAGCTCGTCTTAACTTTAAATGCTTATTAATCGCTTTGTTAAGTTTGATTTTATCTTTAGAGTAGTTAAGACCGTCCTTAAAATATAAGGCTCCGTTATAAATCTTAATATCTAACTCCTTACAGATAAACTCAGCAAAATTAATCATATCTTTAGGGTCGCCATTATACTGACCGTTAGCGTTAATCTCTACGTTGCTAACACTCTCTACTATAGTAGCAAGCTCTTTTGTCTCTAGTTTTTTGACGAAAATAACGTCGTTAACAAACTGAGCGATATAATTAATGTCGATATCTTTTTTTAGCTCTCTAATGCACCTTAAATGGTAGAATAAAGAGTTATTACGTCCGTCCCCCTCGGCTAGTCCACTAATATTTTTACCCTTAGTGAGTGGGTACATTTCAAGCGGTAAAGGTGGTAAGTCTTTTAAAGTTAACTCACCATTACGCTCACGCTCTACGCCCTTATGTTTGACGATAGCGTACGATTTAGAGCCAGTCTTATAGTCGACTTGAAAGCCTCCCATAGTTATCTTATCGGCTCCATTTTTGATACCTAAGTCAGTAGGTATCGAGTAGTAAAAGTGTATACCTCTACTTGTTTTGACAGTAAGAGTAGGATAGTGAGTAATAAAATACTCTACTATCGCTGACTCGTTGTCGTTATCATTATCGAAGTCTACTACCACTACTTTAGAGTTAAGTAGTAGACCAGCGTTATCTAATTTATCTAAGTCGGTATACGTAGTATCAAACGTGGTAACTGGTTGTTTATCCTCGTTCAGTTCTAAAAATTTTAACATCTTGTATACCTCCTAATATAAATTTTTATTACACAGACCTATATAATAGTTAAGGTCTAGCAGCGACTTATCAAACGTCGAGATATCCTCGTTATGTATGATATTATGGTCACTGGTATTAGCTATCTTTTGATAACTGTCACCCTTACGTTTATATATGCCCCAGTATTTTTTATTATTGGTAGCAAAGACACGGTTAACCTTTTGAGTCTCGATATATTTCGTGTCTCCCTCCGCTCCGTATTCATAATACATAGCGTCGTAGGTACCACCCATTTTAGCTATGATTTGAAAAGGGGTTAAATCATTATTTTTATATGCCTCGATTACTGTTTCGTGTACTGGCTTATCATAGATGTAATAGTTTACTAATGCTCGGTCTATAATAGATAGTGAGTTTTGCATAAAGTTACCCCCTCTAAACTTCGCAAAACGTCCTTTAGCGTCTATCTTGCCGTCCTCAAACATCATAGCGTAGTTATTTACATCTCTTTGAGCTATCTTAATTACTTTATCTACGTCAAAAGTTAAGTTAAAGCGTCTACTAAAATCGTCCACGACTTCTTTTATCTTGTCGTAGTCAGCCTCGTTATACTTAACCACGATACCGTCAGTATTAGACTGTATCAGCTGAGTATAAGGAGCCAGTTCTAGTATTAACTGAGTCAATATAATTTGTCCGTTTATACAGATATTATTAGCTTGTAGTGGGTCGAAAAGGTTGTTATATTCACTTTTCATAGCTCCAAACGTTGCGTTAATAAGTATTTTGTAGATTTGTTGACGTGGGTCTTTCTTAGCTTTGTACATATATCTTGTATCTCGTAACTCTTTAAACTTTTGAGGCTCACTAGAGGCTCTACTCATATAATTATTTACGATAATAAGACTAGGGTAATAACTTGACACGTCTATATGTAGAAAGTTACCACTTGCGTTATACTTCTCTATCGCTCCGTGGATACCACCAAAAGCATATACGTGAGGTACACCACAGATATTAAGTTTTAACTTACGTGACTCTATCTCTTTATAGTCGCCACCACATCTATAGTCATACTCACATTTTTTAAAGAACTCTTTAACCTCAGTAGGTATGATATCCCAGTTAATATTAGGGTCGTAAACTATATGTAGTCTATCGTTTGTTGGCTTACGCTTTTCACATTTAAGCACTTTACTAGATAAAATAGCTCTTGTTTTCTTAACGTCGTTAACTGGTAACTTAAACTCGTTAACTATCTCAAACTTAGCTTGAAAATAGTCTTTTCTAAGTTTAAATAACATCTCAGTATCTTTAACGTCGTTTTTACAATAACCTATAAGCAGCTCTAACTCCTCTTTAGTACACGGTCTGTCTAAGTCAAAACTGATAGGAGTCTCTACGATACTCATACCTAGATTAGCTTGACTAGATTTAAGACCTACACCTAGAGGTAACTCTTGCATTACGTCCAGTGAGATTAAGTTAAGTTTGTAATTAACTCTATCTCCAGCTATAAGTCTTTTACTTATAGCGTACGGCTCGTAACCTAATAAGATACCAGCTAGTACTACGTCGTCATAGTAATAATTGTTAAAACCTACGAGGATAGACTTTGACTTTATAAGTCTATCCACATAAGATTTTAACTCGGCTGTATTGTTATGTATTACTCGATAATCTTCGCCCTCTTTAAAAACCATTATCCAGTCGTTTTTTAAAACTTCTATATCGTACGTGATTATCATAGTAAGCACCCCACGACTACTCTACTGGTGTTACTGTATAATTTGTAAAATCATTTCTTGTAGTTTGTTTTACGATAGCTTGGTTACCAGCTAAACCGTTTAATGTTTCGGCTAGTGTTTCTAAGCTAGTAAAAGCCTCTAAAGGTAACTCAAAACCAAACTCATAAGCTAACTTAGTGATACCTTTAATACTTCTCTCTGTAGTTTTTTCAGTAAAGAAGTAGTTAACAAAGATTAATCTACCGTCTTTGTCTCCACCCATAACACTAAATGTTAAAGATATCCAGTTAGTACCTTTATCGCTTTTACGTGCTGTTACCTCTTCTAATAGACAGTTATATTCACCATCTGGTAATTTTTCAAAATCACTGACAGAGTCAGTCGCTGGGTTAAACCCCTCCATAGTTTTACTTGCAATACTTAATAAATCGTCCATAATTATTTATCCTCCTTTACGATTTTTACTTCGTATCCTAAAGCCTTACTAATTTCAGCTATAGTCATTTCTTTAGTTTTTTCTTTAGTTATTTCGTCTCTATATACTAAACAATAATCTTCAATTGGTATATCTTCTTCTCTAGTAACACCCCTGATATCCTCTAAAATACGAGATATAAAGTACGGTCTATATACTTTTACGATATCCCAGTCGATACTGGAACAACCTACTCCTTTAAAATTATCGTCATAACTATTAGTACTCATAAAACCACCCTCTAAGCTAATTAAATCGTGTGGTTCGAATGTGGAATATTTATCCTCTATATACATATAAATACCTTTATTTCTTAAAACGACAATATCGCCATTTCTTAATTCTTTTAAAGTCATATTACTCGCCCTCCTTGATAACTTTTACCTCATAACCAAGAGCGTCGCATATTTCTTTTAATGTCATTTCTTTAACTTCGTTTTCTTCTCTCTCGAAAACTGTAGTGTAAGTAGGTCTCTCTACTTTAATGATGTCGTTATCTTCGTCGTTATGCTTATATCTTAAATCGTTTGATATGTCATTTAAATCAGCTAAGCAATTATTACTATTACTCATATTCATATCTCTAAAGCCCATATCAGCGTCTATAAATAACTTATCTCCATTACGTAGAGTCACTACGTCACCAGTTTGTAAGTCGTCTTTTGTAAAAGTAGCTAGTTCTATACTATCCTCTAAATACCACCAACATCTTTTACTAGGATATTTTTTATCTGTATTGCCGTCGTGTAGTCCTATGTATTCTTTATCATGCACCACTAAATACTGATTACACTTTATTTCAGCAATATATCCTTTTCCAAAACGTCCTTTAACCTTATCCCCTACTTTAAATTTATTTTTCATTTTTTACCTCTTTAACTTTCTTATACTCAGCACTACTAATTTTTAATCGTAGTGTCTTAATTTGTTCTTTTAATTTTTTGTTTTCTTCTTCTAATTCTCTAGTATCAAAGTGTAAGCATATAGCTAATAATATTAAGCCTCCAAACACTATGACAGCTATCAACCCCAGTATAAAATCTAATATTCCCATTACTCGGTTACCTCACAGTAGATAACATCATTGTGTAATATACAGTCATTAGGTAACTCAGTAGGCTCGGCACAACTACAACCTACGATTAAACCTATAAGAAAACCTACCCACGCACCTAGCATACAGAATACAAACTCGTCCATTACTCAGCCTCCTCAGTTTTCTTTAAAGGCACGGCTTTGATAGTTTTAGTTGGCTCTAATGTAAAAGCTCCTTTAACATTTTTTAAGATATCTAAAACTACTGGGTCTTTAACGTCAGCCTCTGTATAGTAGTCTCTTCTATCTACACATAGCTGTAAGTATGTTTGTCCTACTTTACGGCACTTGATACTCATATCACTACGACCCATACACATATTGTAGAATTTTTGCTCTAAGCTAGGTATCTCTACTGTTTGTTGATTTTCAGTTTTCTCAGCGATATGACTGATAAACACCACATTGTATGGTAACTGTGATAATCTAACCATTAATTTTTGCCACGTATTTTTAACATCACGATAACCTTTACCGTATGGTACCTCGCCCTCGTCGTCGACTCCATATTTTTCACATACATAATTTTGTAACATTACTTTAAAGTCGTCGATTAAGTCGATAATAATAGTTTTAAAATCGTGTTTACCCTCTTCAATTTCATTCAATACTTTTACAAAAGTCTCAAAGTCGTAAATCTCTACACTTGGAGTCGTTACTTTCTTAGCGTTCCCGTCTGTGTTCAAGATTAATGGGTTAGGGAATTGTCTAGCTAGGTAAGTTTTACCACTCATTGACTGACCCCATATAAAGAACTTAGTCGGCGTGATATCTTTTTCTTTTGGTTTGTTTGCTGGTAATAGTCCCATTATTTCTCCTCCATTTCACTTATTTTAGCTTCTAGCTCGTTTAATTCGTCAGTTAATTCGACTATTTTCTCTAGTAGTTCGTCGAAAGTATAATGTTTATAATCGAAATATTTTATATATCCAGTAGGTATCTCTATAGATACATTTTCTATAGATGTTCCATAATCTACATACATTACTTATCCTCCTTATTTAATTCCTTATAATCTTTATTTAGTGCTGTTTCATTGTTATAATAGTTAGCACCCTCTATAAAGTTGTGGATATATATGCTAGGCTTACAACAGTAGTCAGCGACTTTATTATTTGCATTAAGTACTTTTATAACAGTGGCTAACTCTTCGTCAGTAAGTTCTATATCGAACTCAGTCCAGTCGTCACAGCCACAGTTATTTATATGATATTTTTTCATTTCTCCTCCTTATTAGTTATTAAGATGTAACCTTTACGATTAGTCGTTTTAGTTACTTTATATTTGTTGTAAATTTCTTCGTTTTCTTCTTTTAATTTTTTAGTATCAATACTTACAGTCTCATAAGATGTAGGAGCTACTTTAGTTATTTTCATAGTCCCAGTATCAAAAGATATAAGACCTTTAGCCTCAAAGATGTCGTATAACTCCTCTTTAGCTTTTTTATATTGCTCCTCAACTTCTTTAAGAGTCTTTAACTGGTTTTCTAGGATAGCTACTTTATTAGTAGTAGCTACTAACTCACTACCAAAGAAAATGTCGTTAAACTCGTCCTCTGTAGCCTCGTTGTTTTCTCTTAAGAACTCAACAGCTTTTTTAAACGCTACGATACGTTCTTCGATTTGACTCCACAGTTTAGGGTCTCTATCAATAAACGCTGTCACGATATTATTTTCGTCAAACTCTAAGTTAAAATATGAGTCGTCATTTTCTAACTCGTAGTCGATACCTTTATAAAAGTCTTTTGGTCTTTTGTAACCAACTAAGATACATTTATCTACATTAAATGTCTCCATATAAAACTGACATTGAGGGGCATAATAATCGACATCTAGCTCCTCACCGAACGTCTTAACCTCTAATATTTGGTATCTAGCGTCACGGTCTAAGCCGTCAGTATTACCTCTATACATACGTACTGTATCTATAACAGTGTCCTCTAAGTAATTAGCACCCTCGACAGCGTTAATATAGTCTCTAATTATTGGCTCCATTAATTGACCGTATTTAGTAAACTCGTTACCTTTAAAAGTATTAGGTATGATACCAGCTTTCTCTCTAGCGAAGTCGTAGACACTCTTACTCCACTTAGCATTAAGCCCTAAGATATTTGGTAAGTCGCTACCTCCTACGTATTTATGACGGTCTACTGTTACGTTAGGGTTAGCCATTACTTATCTTCCTCCAGTAACAACTGACGCATTTTGGCAACAGCTAAAAGATTTTGTAAATCAAAAGCGAATTGATTTAATGGGTTATCCTCTATTTGAGTATCCTCTTTTTGAGTAACCTCTTTAAATTGTTTCCCTAAAATTTCAATAGTTTTTGTTTCAGCTTCCTTTATAATTTCTTTTAATTCTTCATAAGTATATGTTTTATCTTTGTTTATCATTTTAAATTTTTCTCCTCCCATAAATTAATATTAAAATCTTCTTTATTATCTAAAGCTCGATAAATGTCGACCTCGATAGTATTTTGAGTAACAAACTTATAAGCCGTTACTTTTTTAGTTTGTCCGTTACGGTAACATCTACCGTAAGACTGGTAGTACTCTGTGTAAGAGTCAGTAGGACTAAAATAAATAATTATATTAGCGTACGTAAACTCTACAGCCTCGCTACCACTTTTATAGTTAGCTAGTGTTACTGTATTTTTGATACTGTCCCACTCGTCTTTTTTAGGATAATTTTTTTCGTGTCCATTACAGACATATAATTTTTTGGAGATGTTTTGTTTTAATTCTTCTAGCTCTTCGTCGTAGTTGTAAAAGATAATTATGTTATCGGTCGTATTTTCTACGAACTCTTTAACATAGTCTGTCTTACTTTTTAAATTAGTATGTAGTCTTAAGCCGTGTCGTAGTTTCATTTGGTTGTCGTATAAAGTCTCGTCGTAGATACGGTCTTTTTTAATCACTTTATATATAGGACTAGGCTTAAAATGTATCTCCTCAAAAACTAAAGGCGGTAAGTCTGTAGCCTCGTCTTTACTTAAACGACGACTTATACTCTTCCACATATTTTTTAGTTTTGGCTCGTTTCTCCAGCCCAGTATTTCCATATAACCCATATCCATAGTTATAATAGCGTTATTACGGATAAACTGAGTTTTATTTTTAGTTAGTCCAAACATCTTAAAGTAATTAATTGAGTCCTCCCAGCCGTTCGGTACACACGTAGCACTCAGTAATATAAAACCGCTTGCTATCTTGGTTAACTCATAACCAGCTTTACCCCACTTACCAGTACTGTTTTTTAACCTATGACACTCGTCAAAGATTACAAAATAATCAGTAAACTCTTTATACTTTTTAGGTAGCATATTATAGCTGCACGTCTCGTACTCGATATGAGAATAATGTTCTTTTATTGTACGTTGCCAGCCACCCTCATTTAACTTAGAGGCTGGAGCTACGATAAGTAACTTCTTATCTTTAAAGTATGTTTGGTGGTGGTTTAACCCCATTATGGTTTTACCAGTACCAGTATCCATATCGTAGATAAAATTAGGCTTGACGTGTTTAAAATACTCTTCTTGATACTTATATAATGTTATCAATTACAGAACTCACGTCCTCGACACTTCTTGCTACAAAACTGATACCACCACTTTTACGTATAGCCTCGATATTTACATCTTGGAGTGGACTAGTTTTACCAGTCTCGTTTTTAATCTCGATACCTAAAAATCTACCTTTATAACATACTAGTAAATCTGGGACACCTACTTGACTAAACTGGTTACCGTGGTATTTAACACAGTAAGCACCTTTAGACCTTAAGTAAGCCTTTATCTTATTCTCAATACTTTTCTCTCTCATTTTTGATTTTATTTCCTTTTTATGGTATTATTTAGATATAAATAATTTGTCAAGATTATTTAATTGATAGCTTAACGTTGCGACCGTTAGCTATCTTTTTTAATTGGTCTTTAAAATCGTCGTTAACATAAACAATAGTACCTAAACAGATAACGCTTACAATACAACCTAAATAAGTAAGACTAGCTCCTATCATTAACATAACTATTAGATAAATTGACACTCCTACACTGCTAATTAAAGCTAACATCTTTAAAACATTTCCCCATTTTATTTTTCCCATAAATTATCCTCTTTTCTTTTTTAATCTACTCTCGATTATTACATTGTTTTGGTCGGCTACGATTTCGATTAATATCTTATATATTTTTTCAAAGTTCATATCCTAACCTCTTGTCCTTTCATTTTTCTATTACTGGCGTTTTGTCCAGTTTAAGACAAAATTAAAAAGTCTAAGTTAAAATAATCTTTTAATTGCTCAGCGGTGTTAATCTTTAACAGCTTACACAGATTAGCGACTTCGTCGAGATAGATACGTCTTTTATTACTTAACTTTGAGTTTAAAGTACTATAGTCCATATCCATATCTTGAGCGAGTCTAACATAACTGTAGCCGAGCTCTACTATTCTAGCTTTGACTTTATTTGTTTTAACCATTGGCGACCTCCTCTCTCGTTCATAAGGCGACTGGCGTTTTGTCCAGTTTTAACTAAAATATATAAAGGTAATTATTACCTTTTCTGTTAGCTTATTCCCTTATTGACAATATCAGTATAACAAAATCTAAAACGCTAGTCAAGGACTTTTCGCCACTTTTTTTATATAAATATAATATTTTATTGTTTTTTCGCCAGTTTAAGCGTATAATACTTGGTATAAACAGAGTGTTTTTAGCTGTAAAAAGGAGGTGTAAATATGGATATGTTTATATTTGCTAAGCGTTTAAAGGAGTGTCGCATTAATAAAAATGTCTCCGCTGTTGATTTGGGACGGGCGATAGGACTGGACGCCTCGACTATTCATAGATATGAAAAAGCCAAGTATAAGTCCATAAAACAGTCACGACTCGAGGATATCGCTAGTTATTTAGGTGTAGACAGTGACTACTTAATCGGTAACACAAACGAGAAGTATAACTATAAGTTACTCGAAAAACTAAAAGAAAAGCAAAATCTCGAGATAACCACTATACTCTACATAACTAAGGAGTTAATAGAACAAAATAACGTCGTGCTAGACGGTAAACCTATCCGTAAAGAGTTGTTAGAGCCTATATGTGAAAATATGGAGATTACCATAGAACTGGCACGACGTAAAAATAAGTAGACACTTGAAATAATACCAGTTAGTTTTATGATAGCCAAGTCTTAAATTTTGGTAAAAGACGTGGCTATTATATAGATTAAAAAGTGGCTATTTGTCCATGTTAAAAAATAATTACCAGACAAAAGGAGACGATTTAAAATGAAACGAGAAATAAAAGACGATAACTATACCAAACTAGGACGTAAAGACCCTAAACGAGTGGCTATCTATATACGCGTGAGTACCGACGAGCAAGCCAAACACGGACTCAGTTTACCGTCGCAACGTAAAACGCTAGAGGACTACTGTAAGAAACACGGACATAGAATAGTCGACACTTATATAGACGAGGGGTTAACGGCTCGTAAGACATTACGTAAACGTGTCGAGTTTAATCGTATGATAGAGGACGTAAAAAAGGATAAGATAGACCTTATTATATTTATAAAGCTAGACCGTTGGTTTAGGAACGTTCGAGACTACTACAATACAATGGACATACTGGAGGCTCATAATTGCACTTGGATAGCTACAGAGGAGGACTACGACCTTACTACATCTACTGGTCGACTTAATCTAAATATAAGACTATCTATATCACAAAATGAAAGCGACCAAACCAGTGACCGTATTAACTTCGTATTTGCTAATAATAGAGCTGAGGGACGTGTAGTTAGTGGAGCTTGCCCTTTTGGTTATAAGATAGAGGATAAAAGATATGTTATACACGAAGAGAACGCTGAGAGAGTTAGAGACATTTTCGACCACTTTACCAAACAAGGCTCGCTAATGAAAACATTAACTTACTATAGAGATAAATATAATAATAGACTATCTTATAACGCTATTAAAAAGTATGTAAGAAACACAGCGTATATTGGAGAGTACAGAACGGAAAAAGGCGAGTTAATCGAGGACTATACACCAGCTATTATAGACCGTGACACTTTTGAGTTCGCCCAAACTTTACTCAAGAAAAATATAAAACAGTCTAGAAACAATAGTGACCCAGCTGAGTTTATCTTTACTGGTTTATTGAAATGTGGTCTCTGTGGCTCTAACTATGCTAGAAACTGTAAAGTAAAACGAAACAGTAAAGGCGAGATAAAACAATACTATTATTATAGATGTTATAGAGTAGCTGGTATGAATTGCAATAATAAAACTACAGCTAACCAAGAAAAATTAGAAGAGGACTTGTTAGCTATGGTTAAGATAGAGGCTGAGAAGTATATAGCTGAGAATAAAATAAAAGGTACTAAGCAAGTTAATAAACCAGTCGATAACACTGGTAAAATAAAAACTAAACTTAAAAATCTTAGAGAGTTGTTTATCGACGGCGATATAGAAAAAGAGGAGTACCTACAACGTAAACAAAAACTAGAAAAAGAGTTAAACGAGAATATCGCTCTACTTAATAGTGCTGATACTCCAAAAGATACTAGACACCTAGAGGCACTTATTAACAGCGATTTCGAAACAATCTACCACTCCTTAACTAAAGAAAATAAGAGACGCTTTTGGGCTAGTATCATAGATAAAGCCTACGTTTTGGATAAGAAAATAGTTAAGATAGATTTTTTATAACCTCAGTTCTCATAAATGCACCTCTCCGTTTTGTCCTATATAACCCACTATACTACCTTCTTCAATATTAAAAGAGATATCTTTAATTGCATCTACTTGGATATATTCTCTTTTAACGAAGTTC